AGCACTGGAGACCTGCTGAGGTCCACGGACTGGTACTGTAGGTGCGGGAGGAGTCTGAAGCTGCTTCTGTTCTGCCTTAGGAGATCCGTTCACCGCAGTGAACTTCTGTCTGAGGGCACGAACAGCGGCTATCGCTTCGTCCTTGGTTCCGCTAACCAAGGATTCGTTAAAGGCTTGGGCTTCTTCCGGGGTGTAGACCCCGGTGGCCCAGCCGACCATCTCTTTGTAACTGTCGATACCACCAGCACTCTCGATGATACTGGTGTCACGCTCCTGACGTACCGCCAGCATACCTTTGTAGGTATAGTCCACCAGTTCTCTGGGGGCACCCAAATCCTGGGCTAGCTTCTGCAGAGACTCCTCAGAAAGCGTTCCCTTGGTTGCCAGTTCCTGTTGATAGGGCTGAAGTATGGCTTCGGGATTACTCTGAGGTTCAGCTGCAGGGGCACCAGCTTCTGGTGGATTCTCTGCAGAGGGAACTGCAGGGGCTGCTGATTGTCCAGCAGGAGCTGGAGCAACCGGCGTTTCCGGTGTACCCGCAGCCGGAGTTGCAACGGGGGGTTTATCTTTAGGGTTTTCAAAAGGTATCGTCACGCTTTCCATAGGTTACGCCTTCTTGACGGTATTGATCTTGAGTTCAAACTTGTCGTTGCCACCGTTGTTTACTGTGGGGTCTGTCTGGTTAGGGTTCGTTGGTACAGCAACGGTGCCCTCACGGACAATCATCTTGACACCACCACGGGTCTTCAGTTCGTCATTGAGTTTCTTTACGTCAGCCACCACGTTCGGCTGTACCGGAGGTTTCACCGGGGCATCAACCGCAGCCACCACGACGGAAGCTGAGTTCATGAGAGCGTCGGCATCACCAACAGTTTTCACAGTAGCGGTCATAGGGTTCTTCTTACTCATTAGAGATTGCTCCTTGTTTTATTAAGTCAGGCCCGACGGTACGAGCCAGCTCATCCGTAGCCATATCCTGTTGTTCCTGAGCGAGTTCCTCAGGAGACTTCAGGAGCTTGGTAACCTCAACACCCCGCAGACTTGCGAGACGTGAGGCGAGTTGATCCTGGTTAATTCGCTGGATATTCTCAGGGGACATACCAATGAAATCCCTGAGGAACATTAGGAGGTTCTCAAGTTCCAACGACCGCCCAAGACCTTGGAGACCAGTGGTGACAATCGGTAGGATATCGTTGATTGTAATTTTCCCCTGACTCAGGGTACCACGGTCGAACAGAATCTTCAGCAACAGACGGGCAATCGGAGCTTGTATCTGAGAACTAAGGGAATTGTAGGTACCACCCCTAGACTTCTCGAACTCCGCAGCCATCCTGCGTATTTCTTCTGCTGTTACACGTTCAGCTTCCCGTCGTAAGACGGAGGGCATCATGAAGGCGACATCAAGTTCCTGCTTGATTCCATTAAGGAAACTGATGAAGCCACTCATGTCATACACTTTGTTTGCCTGAATGACACCCACGTCATTGGAATCACCAATGATAATCTCTGTGTTCTCGGCATTGGCGACATCCTTGGGCTGGGTCAGAGCATTGGGACGTACCAGGAAAATCACCTTGGCAAGAGCTGTGGCACTCTCGTTGACAATCCGGGTTCCACTTTCGTAGGTACGAATGTCACCCAAGGATTCCTCAACTGCACCACGGGCGTAGTCCTCACCACTGGTAAGTTCCCAGGTTGGGACATACCACCATTCGTCACCCAGTTTCACTTGGACGCTACGGAAGGGGCTTTCTTGGGAGTCCACGAATTCTTCCACAGTCCACATACCTTTGTTCTGTCGGTAGCAACGGGTGTACTTGATGAAGTAACCATCGGATCTGTGGCGATCCTCAAGACCTGGAGTACCATCGTCTTCTACCAGAGGTACATATTCTCGGAAGATTAACTCCAGCAAATCTCCGGCACTACTGCGGGTGCACACCCAGTCTTCAAGAGGCAACATGGATAGATCCAGATCTCTCTCAAGGAAACAGGAGTTACCTGCGACTACAATCTGGAGGAGGATCATCCGCAGTTTTTCTCGGATGTCCTCAGTTTCCAAGATGATAGCACAGTTGTTCTCAATGGTGACAAAGGTTTCCCTCAGGGCATCGTACATGGTCTTACCATCGGGTAACTTCAGCCCCTTGGACATCTCACGAACGTCCACGGACTCAAGGTCTGACTTAAAGAATGGGATGCCCGGAGGGAACAAAATGAGGAGCAACTGTGAAACCAAGTTCGACACCAGTCTTCCACCGTGGGAAGACCTTGGGTACAGCAGGGGATTACCAGGGGTATATCCACTGGGGGGTACAACCAGGGGCTTCGTCAGGGCAGAACATTCACGAACTGTATTCAAGAAGTTAGACTTGTAGGTCTCCAGTTCGGTGAACCTACGGGCTGCAGGTACACTCTTGTTGAGACCACGGTATTTCTGGAGAGTGTTACTGTTGGGTTCCACTTCGGGTACCTCCGGGTATCAGGAGTCCGGGGTCAACCGGCGGTATGTTTAGACCAAGGATTGTCGCCAGATTCGTGGGGATAGTCCGTGATCCGAAGTTACTGATGTCCATCCGTTTCGGGGGTTTAACCTTGGACACAGGTTCCAACTTGGGTAACGGAGCGATAACCTTGGGCTTCAAGGCGGACATGTCGATGGTCGGCAGGGTCACCTTGGGTGTCTTAAAGAGACTGGTGAAGAAACTACCGACACCCTTAAAGATGTCACTGAGCCAACTCATCAGGTGTTGTTCCTTTCGTTATCTAGGAGGACCCGCACGAAGCGGATCACCTCCTGTCTTCCAATGGAAGCAAGGACTAACTCAGGTGAGTAGTCCGGGAGACGGGGGAGTTTATCGGGGAAGGCTTCCTCCAGTCGTCGGAGGAGTTCATGAGACGATATCACAGGAACCTCCAGTACAAGCGAATTCCCTGGTACCTACCAGAGATGAGTCCCCAGAGAACAGGTGCCAAGCAATCAGGGGAAACTCATCCACAGCTTTGTCATAAGCCTCTTTGGTAAGTTTCTCAAGGGGCATGTAGCTACCGGGGGTAGCCTCAAAGCGAGACATGAAGGTCACCCCAGCCAAGCTACTGGTATTCTCAAGGCACCACTGTTCTACCAGGGGCCATTCATGTGTACCCACATAGATAGTACAGCTGGCATTGTGGTCACACCACTTGTCATTCACGAGCTTCCAACGATTCAGCTGGTCGATAGCACTTAGGTCATCAGCTGTTACTGCTTTCCTTGGTGAAGCCAAGGGGAAACTATAGATGATCATGGTGTCAGTCTCGTGACGCACAGGGACTTTCTGAGACGCAAGAAAGACTTGCAGAGGTGTGCCCTTGGCAACACCTATGTTACTCAGGTAATACCGTGAGAACCGAGGGTGCACACCGGCACTGGAGTTCACCAGTTTACTCACGGTACCACTGGGTTTAACACATGTGATAGCCGTGGGACACTTGATCCCAAGTTCGGGAGCCCACTTGCGGGCCATCTCATGGGCATACTGACGGAGCCAATCCAGAGCATGACCGCCCACTGTTAACTCTGGGTCATCCATGAGACCCGTCAGCGAGACACCCAGCAAGCGTTCTTCCTCGGTATTCCGCTTGATATCCTTGCAGAAGTCTGGGTTAAACTTGGTCAACCTAGCCTGCAGCAATCCGAGGAATACCGCAGCTTCAACCTTGTCCATCAGATCCTCAAGGGAATCCTCTGGTCTGCAGATGACTTCGCTTAAGTTACATACTTGGTTATCCCTAAGGATAACCTCTCCGCAAGGATTCAACCCTAAGTTATCCTTAGGTAGTCTTTTACATTCCTTGGCCCTATGGGTAAGGGTTGACTTGATGACAACTCCCGGCTCACCCGTTTCCCGTGCGAGTCTCAGGACTTCCGGCAGATATTCCCGTGCCACGAGTTCATCGGGAAACACCACGGAGTTATTACTGTTGAATCTATGAGGGTAACGCTCGGTATTCCGGGGAGACTTGGCGTTCCACATCGTGGGATCATCATGGTCAAACAGGCAGATGCAGGCACTTCTGCGGACTCCACCTTGTACCACAACATCAGCTATCTTGCAGCAGAGGTCATAGACATTCACAGGCAGGAGGATACCCGAAGTTTTCCACTTATGGAAAGATGCTTTGGTGTACTCCAGCAGTTCTACCAGAGGCTCAGGACCACTGGCATAACCACCAGTTGTTACCAACGGAGTTCCCTTTGGTCGTATCTTGGAGACATCCCAAGTTACATCCCAGTTATAGAGTAAACTGAGAATAACTAAGGTGAACCCTTTGGACCACCCTTCACGAGAATCCTCAAAGACTATAGGCTCAGCTCCAGTAGTTCTTGGTTCACCTTGCATAAGATAGAACTCAGGTAGTAACTGCTTGAAGTACTGCTGTTCAACACTGAAGCCTACCCCAGTACCACACATCAAGGCATACATTAGTCTACCAAAGTCCCGCCAGCTCTTGATACCCATGAACATACAGTTGAAAGCCATGAGATTCTCACGTTCAGCAGCAGGGCCAGCAGTAGCCAGCAGTCGCATACTGGGGACTACCTGTTTGTTCACCATCATCGGAGCTACCGTAGCGTTCAGGTAGTGGTAGACATTAGTAGTCATGGTTCCTTGGTTCTCAAGGAAGTCCACCAAACGATTCACTGAGTCGAACCAGGTCTCACGTCCACCCCGTGAATATTTCATGGTGTGGATCATCCGCTGATAATCAGCAGAAATGTTAGGGTTCATTTTTTCGTTTCCTTTCCATAAGTTTCACATTTCGGGTTAGGACAATAATATATATTCTTTAGGAACGCTACAGAAAAAAACCAATGTAACTTAGTAAAACAATTAGGACAATAGTGCATCTCATGTCTCCTTCCTCAGTTTCTTTAGAACATCAAGGTAAGTCTCAGGTAATGTATGACCAAGAGGATATCTCCAGTTGTTACCACCCAAGAGTGCCAGTTCGTAGTTCATCTTATAGGCAGCCATGGTAGCCCCCTGACTCAGATAGGTAAAACACACGACATTGTGGTAATACCTATGGTCACACAACTCAAGAATCTCCCGTGCTCTCTTGTCTCCAATCTTTGGGCACCCTGGATAACCATCAGCACTATCCCCGACGAGCACCTGATACCAGAAGAATCTTTCAGCTTCCTCTGGTGTGATCCAAGTCTTTACTCCGGTGAAGGGGTTGAGGTTCCAACCGGGGAGCTGCTTCATGTCCTTGTCATTGGATACTACCATGGTCGTGCCATTAGGCAGGTGGTTGTCTGCAATGATGTCATCGGTCTCAACACCGGAATCCTGCAAGAGTATATCCTTGAATGTCTCGCGAACCCATGAGTACAACTGTGTTATGATTTCAGGTTTCTCCTTGCGGTGCCCCTTGTAACCGGGGAACACGGAGTACCTGAAGTTAGGCACGTTGTCATCCACAGGTAGACACAGGCGGTAATCCTTAGCCTTGGTATCAAACAGAAGGTACTCCAGCTTCTGACTGAAGGCTTCTTTGGCTGCCCAGAGATTGGACTCCAGTGCCTCGGCCTCAGTCAAGGGCTCCTCACCGGGGAAGGCCGGGTCGTTATCCCGATGGGTCAACCCGAATCTCCAGATGAGACAATCGGTATCAATCAAGAGAAGCTCAGGTTCAACCATAGGTATAACCCTCCAGTTTAATCGCACGTTTTGCTGACGCAAGGATCTCCCGCAGATCTTCCTCACGTGTCTTGTGGCCCCTGCCTCCGGGCATGAGGGCTTTCTTAATGAGATGCTGGAGAGCTGGGTTGGTTACATCAAAGGCCACGAGGATATCGTAGACATCAACCCACTGACCCTTGACTAATCTCTGGTACTTGTTATGTTTCATTCTTGGTTGCTCCTTTGATTGAGAGATACACCGGACAATCCAGCGGTAGTACTTGGTGT